GAATCGCAAAGAAAATTGGCGAGACCTTTATGAGCAGTGCTACGAGTATGCGCTACCCCAGCGGAATATGTACGACGGTTATTACGACGGCAAAGTAGGCGGTCGTAAGAAGGGCTCAACGGTATTTGATAGCACCGCCGTGCATGGCGTGCAGCGTTTTGCTAATCGCATACAGTCGGGACTGTTCCCGCCGGATCGCAAGTGGATGGTGTTGGAGCCGGGCACAGATATACCCGACGACGTGCGACCAGAAATCGCGGATGGCCTACAGCAATTCACGCACAAATTTTTCTCAATTATCCGCCAGACGAATTTTGACCTCGCGATGGGCGAGTTCTTGATGGATTTGTGTGTTGGGACGGGCGTGATGCTTGTGCAAGGCGGCGACGAGATGGAGCCGATCCGCTTCCAATCGATTCCGCAGTTTCTCGTAGCGCTTGAAGAAGGGCCGGGCGGTAACATCGACAACGTCTACCGCCGCGTGCGCGTCGCTGCCGAGAATATCACGCGGCAATGGCCCGACGCCGATCTGCCGGAAGCCTTGCGCCGCGTTGTCGAGGACGAACCGCAGAAGCCGGTTGATCTGCAAGAAAGCACGATCCGCAACGCCGACAACAGTTATAGCTATTACATCTGCTACAAGGGTGACCAAGACACAAACAGCGACGCGATGCTTGTGTATAGGTCGCTCAAAAGTAGCCCGTGGATTGTAAGCAGATTCCAAAAAATCGCGGGTGAAATTTATGGACGCGGTCCAGTCATCGCGTGTCTCGCAGATATTTTGACGTTGAATAAAGCGGTGGAGCTACTGCTCAAAAACGCGAGCCTATCCATTAGCGGCTTATACACCGCTGTTGATGATGGCGTCTTAAATCCACAGACGATCCGAGTGGTGCCGGGCGCAATTATTCCGGTCGCGCGTAATGGCGGGCCAGCGGGTCCGAGCTTAATGCCGTTGCCGCGCGCGGGCGATCTGCAATTGTCGCAAATTATCCTCAACGACCTCCGCATGAACATCCGCCGCACACTGCTTGATGACAGCTTGCCGCCCGATAATATGTCAGCCCGCAGCGCCACAGAAATCGTAGAACGCATGCGTGAGCTGAGTACCAATCTAGGGAGTGCCTTCGGTCGTCTCATAACCGAGACCATGGTCCCATTGGTGCGCCGTTCAATGTCCATCATGGACGAGCAAGGTCTGATCACGCTGCCGCTTCGCATCAACGGCCTAGAGGTGAAAGTCGTACCGGTGTCACCGCTCGCTCAAGCGCAAAACATGACCGAAGTGCAAGACGTTCTCCAGTGGATTGGGATCACGTCGCAGTTTGGCCCGGTCGGACAAGCCATGATTGATTTCGCTGCGGTCAGTGATTTCGTAGCCGATAAATTGGGCGTGCCGCTTGATCTGCGGACAACGGAAGAAGAGCGTCAACAAGCCGAGCAAATGGCAATGCAGATGATGCAGAGCCAAATGGGTCAACCACCACAAGAGGGTCCAGCAAATGCCTAAAGGTCCGGGAACGTATGGGAGTAAACGCGGGCGTCCACCGAAAAAGACGCCAGCGAAGAAGATGATGGGTAAAACGATGCCCAAAAAGATGAAATAAATGGCTAAGCGCGGCCTTTACGCGAACATCAATGCCCGTCGCAAGGCGGGCACTTCGCGGCCCAAATCCAAATCAACCATTAGCCCAAAAGCCTACGCCAACATGAAGGCAGACTTCCCAAAAAAGAAAAAGAAATGACCGCAGATATCGTCGACATCACGACACCGGGGTGGGAGGGCGTAAACGCCGACAGCCCGCTGCCGTTGAAACAAACTGAAACAGAGAGCGCCGAGTTAGATAGGGCGCTTGTGCGGATATTTGAAAGCGACGACGGCGAGCGCGTGATGCAATACTTTTTTGGGGCATATCTAAATCAACCGACGTGGTCGCCGGGTTATGATTCCGAATTTGGATATTATCGCGAAGGGCAAAATGCACTTATTCGCGAATTGATCAACAGAGCGGAGAGAGCAAGAGAAAGATGAGCGAAGAAATGGAAGACGCGCCGACACCAGCGAGTGGGTTGCTGGACAGCGCACAGATTGAGACAGCGCCCGAGGCGCAAGAGCCACAAGAATTAGAGCATGTCGACAAGGCGGCATCTGGTGAAAAGCCGGAATGGTTGCCGGATCGCTTTTGGTCGGACGACGGCGTCGCTGATTACGAGAATTTAGCGAAGAGCCAGCAAGAGCTGTACAAGAAATTGCGGAATGGGAAACACATAATCCCCGAAGGCGACAAGGATTATGATGTAAAGTTTTTGGCGGACAAGGTGCCGGAAGACGACGCGATGCTATCCAAGTTTCGAGAGGTCGCCAAAGATCGCGGTCTGACGCAAGACGATTTCGAGACCATTGTCGGCATGGTGATGGAGCAAACGCCACAACAAGCGGACCCAATTGAAGAGCAGTTTGACCGAGAGGCAGAGCTTGCCCAGCTAGGGCCGAATGCGGAAGAGATCATTGCCGGGCATGTGAAATGGGCGAATAGTCTAGTTGAGCGCGGCGTGTGGACGGCAGACGATTTTGAAGAGTTCAAGGTGATGGGCGGCACCGCGTCGGGCATTCGTGCGTTGACGAGATTGCGCCAGTATTACGGTGAGAAAACGATCCCCGTGAATGCAACACCCGATGGAGCCGACACCCCGACACAAGACGAGTTGCAGCAAATGGTTGCCTCGCCCGAGTACCAAACTAATCCGGCATATCGGAACAAGGTCTATAAAATGTTCGAGACTGTTTACGCCAAAGACGGGCACTCTCCCGGCATCGGCTAACCCCTTCCTCCCTGCCCACCGTGGCAAACTGACCCGGCCATTGTGCCGGGTCTTTTTTGTCTCAAGTCGAAACGGTATGGATTGACTTATTGAAAAATATGTGGTTCAGTTTTTGCGACCCTACTCCATTTGGAACGGTCTGCGGCGCTCTAGCGCAAGTCTAAGGCCGGGCATACCGCCCCTAACCGCAGACGATTCCCCTTAACCTTACCGGAGTAGGTATCATGGCTGTCAGCCTTAGTACAAATTTCGTAAAGCTCTTCGAGGCAGAGGTTCACCAAGCCTACCAAAGCGTGCAAAAACTCGCTGGTACTTGTCGGACCCGCACTGGCGTCGTTGGCTCTACGGTTCAATTTCCAAAAATCGGTGCCGGTCAAGCGACCGTGCATATTCCATCGACTAACGTGAGCGCTCTAAACGTCACGCACTCAAACGTGACCGCTACCTTGAGCGATTTCGTAGCGCCGGAATATACATCCATTTTCGATCAACAGAAAGTCAACTACGACGAGCGGTCGGAGTTGGTGCAAGTGGTCTCCAACGCCATCGGACGCCGCGCGGATCAGATCAAGCTCGACGCACTGGCTGCGGCATCGTCGCCTCAGACCGTTGCAAACAGCATCGGCGGATCGAACACGAATATTAACTTCGCTAAAATTCGTGAATCCGCGAAATTGCTCAACACCAAGAACGTCCCGGCGTCTGACCGTTACATGGTCATCCACGCAAACGGTCTGGCTAATTTGTTGAGCGAAGAGCAAGCAACCAGCGCAGATTATGTCGCCGCCAAAGCCTTACTTGATGGCAGCATCAACACGTACATGGGCTTTAAGTTCATCGTACTTGGTGACATGGACGAGGGCGGGCTTGCTGTCGACGGCAGCTCCGACCGGACGTGCTTTGCGTTCCATAAAAGTGCGCTTGGATATGCGGAAGGCATCGGCATCAAAACGGAAATCAACTACGTCCCCGAAAAAGCGGCATGGCTGACTAACTGCATGATTTCCGCTGGCGCAGTTGCGGTCGATGATGACGGCATTGTCAAAATCACAGCCCGCGAAAGCTAGGAGAGATAATCATGGCTTATAGTGCAACAGGACTGAACCTTATCGGTGGCGGAAACAAAGCCGGTAATGCTCCACAGATATGGTCTTACTCAAGCACCGATGCTCAATCGGTGGTGAGAGCGGCGGGCTACTTTAACTCCGCCTCTGATCTTTTAAAGGTCAACGACGTTATCCTCGTCGCCTCGGCGACTGGCGGCACTCCGGTGCTGACATGGTCGTATGTTAATGCGAACGCGAGCGGCGTTGTCGACACCGTCGATGGTCTCACCATTACGGCTACCGACTCCGATTAATCCCACCGCCAGCGGCTCGCCGTTGGTAAACCCTTGGGGGGCTGGCTCTTCCACCAGTCCCCCACCTTTGGGATAAAAAATGGCAACGAACGACACCGAGGTGACGATCTGCTCGCACAGCCTCCAGCTACTTGGTGAGGCTGCGATTTCTTCATTTGCAGACGGCACCACCGCCGCAAATCTCTGCGCGGAACTTTACCCCAACACCAGAGACAGTCTGTTAATACAATACCCGTGGTCGTGGTCGATCAAGAAACAAGACCTAGCGCGCTCCGCAACGGCACCGGTCAACGAATTTAGTTTCGCGTACCCCATGCCGAGCGACTCTTTAACGGGCATACCGCGCGCGGTTTTTAATTCGAGCGACGTGGGTGCAACCCCGATCACTGCCGGGTGGGAATTATACGAAAAAGCAATTCTCACCGATCAAGCAAACATCACCATCGACTATCAATTCCAGCCGTTAGAGGCAGAGATGCCGACCTATTTTGTGCAGTTGCTGAAGTACGTGATGGCAATGCACTTGGCCGAGCCGGTAACGGACCAAACGCAAAAAGCCGTGTACTTTGAAAAGCTAGCCTACGGCACTGCGGCAGAGGGCGGGCGCGGTGGATACTTCCGCCAAGCGGCTGCGGTTGACGGCATGGGAAGCGGCACGTCGTTCATACAAGATTTCCCACTTATTGACACAAGACTGACGCTTGCATGACGAGGGTCATCAAAGTCCAAACCAATTTTGCGGTCGGTGAGATTAATCCCGAGCTGCGCGGGCGTATCGATCTGCGCCAATATGAAAGTGCGCTAGAGCGGGCGCGGAATGTCATTTGCAAACCGCAAGGATCAATCGAACGTCGACCGGGGCTAAAGTTTTGCTTTGCGATTCCGGCAGCGGCGACACCGGAGAATGGCGTTAGATTGGTGCCATTCACTTTCTCGACGACGCAGACCTATATGCTGCTTTTTAGTGGCACGCGCATGTATGTCTTCCGAGAGGGCACGCAAGTAACGAACATCAACGGCACGGGCAACGATTTCCTCGATGTGTCGTCAAGTGTGAGCGGTGTCACCGATGGAGTGACCAGCACACGCATTGCTAATCTCTGGTATACGCAATCTGCTGACACGTTGCTCTTGTTTGAGGAAACGATGACGCCGCTCAAGATCGTGCGCGGTAGTGATCACAATCTGTGGACGGTGTCGGATTTGGCTTTTGGGTTTGTGCCCAAGTTTGCATTCACGCTGACAGAGACCTCGCCAGCTTCGACCTTAACACCGAGCGCGGTGGATGGGTCAATCACTTTGACAGCAAGCGCCGCGACTTGGCACGACGGCGACAGCGGTACAGCGCAAGCCGGTGCGTCGACAACGATCACGCTAAGATCGGGTGCGCTGGCGACAGACGACATCTACATCGGTGCGACTGTGCGGATTACTGGCGGCACTGGCAGCGGTCAGAGCCGTGTGATCTCCGACTACGTTGGGTCAAGTAAAGTTGCGACGGTG